ATCCTTGCTCTACGAAATCAAGTATCTCTCCATTTACAAAATCTCCTGTTGTTGTAAATGTTCCACTACTATTTAAATTTCCTGTTACAGTTACCGAAGTTCCAAGAGTTTCCCCTGCAATAGTAAGGGACATACCAGTTGCACGAGCTTGAGTAGTTTCTGAATAACTTCCTACACTTAATATTCCATTTGCTCTATAAGTTTCTGTGTTTCCATCTCCATCTGCGTCAAATGATATATCTCTTGCACCATCAGTAAGAAAAACATATCTACCAGAATTTGTACGAAACTCTCCATTTTTTGGATGAAAAGGTCTCTCAAACTTAACTAAATGGGCATATTCAAACGGCTCATTATTTATAAGATGAGATTCAATATTACTGTTTATAGAACGTTTAGCCATTAGGGTTGAGCCTCCTCTAAATTTAAACTAAATTGATACAAATTATTAGTACCAAGATCATACTCTTGAACATCTGAGTTTTGAATTACTCGTATAAGTGGATTTGTATACACGAGTGTAGAACCACTTGTTACACTTTTTTCAAGAGGTGGACTTATATAATATCTTCTTTCATCAGTAGTGTTTAAATCACTATCAGAAGATAATTTATTTGTACTATCATTTACACGAACTACTTGATATGTTTTTTTATGGTTTGAATTTTGTGAGTCGGTTATTGTAAACATATCTCCTGGTCTTAAACCGCCGGTAACACTGTCATGACCTGAAGTAATAAAATTATTTATGCCTGCACTTTCTCCACTCTGAAAAGAGATTGTTCCACTTGTAGAAGTTCTTGGAGAAGAATATTGCGGTAGCACAATGTAAAATGGTTTTAGCCTTCCACGCTTCTCTAATAAAAAACTGTATACGGGCTCAAACTGCTCACGAGTCATTGGATTATATGTTATATTAATTTTCCAAGTATGTCCTACTATTGCTCGAGTTATCACTCTTCCACTATTTGTTCTTGATATTCCTACTGGTTGGTCACTAGAAAATTTTACCGAAGCAAAACCTGGACCTGCAAGTCCACTTCCAGAATTTTCTCCTGCTTCTGTTATTTTGTAATTCGGATCAGGTAATCTATCCGCAAAGCTACTAAATGCCATTATTTGCTACTCCCATATGCCTGTGTATCAATATCCTCTAAAAATCTTTCTCCATTTTCATTTGCTGCTTCTCTAATCATTCTTATAATATTTCCTCTTTGATTCATAAGTACGTCTTCAACTCCTGCAGCATCTACAGCGTTGATGGAGAAGTTTACATTTGTTGTTCCTGTACCTAATGCATAATTAGGTGTTACGTCTACTTGTCGAGTAGGAGTAATTACTTCTGGGCCTCTTTCTCCTACAACTACACCACCGTCTGCATAACCTCTTCGACCCATAGCAGCTCCTGGGAAACTTGCTCCAGCTCCTCCAATATTTGATCCTGTTGTTCTTCCGCCTCTTAAGTAGTTAAGCTCTCCTCCAGTTGCTCTTTTTGATATATCAACACCTTCACTTCTTTTTCCTATGGATAGTGCAGTATTTTTTGGCTCTTCTATTGCTCCTGCGCTTGACTGGAACTGTGACTTTTTAATAATTGCTAATTGAGCCATACCCATAGCACCTACTAAAGCAGCTAAAGCAAAGTTATATGGTGCTGGTACATCATCTAGTACTGCTACTATTGCAGAAGCTGTATTAATAACTGTTTGAGCCATTTGCATTTTTTTGTTTCTTTCAAATGCTTTTTTCTGTATAGCTTCTTTTTGTTTTTCCATCGCTCTAATTTTTGAGATGGATTCTGCAGACTTACCGTCACGTTTTTTCTCTGCTTCTATTTGTTTATCTACTTCTGCTACTTGGGCTTTAGCTTGTGAAGCCATTATATTTGATATTGCTGATATCATAGCTCCTGCAGCTTCTAGTCCTTTAGCTGATGCAAGGCCTTCTTCTCCCATTGTTGTAAAAGCAGAAGCCACTGTTAGTATACCACTTGTTGCAGCATTTACAAATTCACCTTCTGGGCCTAACTTAGCAAGTTCTTCTTGCATTGGAGTAATAAGACCTTTAATTGCTTCTATTCTTGCTTGTGTTCCACTAAAAGTTTTATCTTCTCCTTCTTTTTTATCTAATTGTTCAAAACCTAATCCAAGTGATCCAGCTCTGTCTATCATTGAACCTGATTGACCTGCTCCTGCAACTGCACCCAATAACTCAGAATTTGCTCCTGCGTTAGCACTGGCTAATGCAGACCCTGCAGCAGATCTTTGTGCTGCAGCTACTGCATTTATTAATTTTACTGTATTCTCGTATCTATCTCCAAGTATCTTTTTATTAAGGTCTGCTTGTAGTAGTAAAAATTCTGTTTCTAGTTCAATAATTTTTATTTTTGCATTATATTCATCTGTAGCTGCGGTTTTTTTGAGTTCAGCTGCTTTAATTGCGTTGTCTAATTCTTGTTTTGGAGTAAGTTCAAATTTTCCTGTTTTACTAAATGTTTCTACTTCTGCATTTAGTTTATTCATAGCTAAATTTGCGGCTAAAGCTGATTTAGAAACTTGTTGTAAAGCAGCAGATAGTTTCTTTTCGTCTGCTATACTTTCAGAAAGTTCTGCCAGTCTATCTACTTTATCTTGTAATTGTTGTATACGAGTAATTGGTTTTTCGCCCGCTTTAGCTACATTGTCAAATACATTTTCTGCTGTAATTCCGTAAGTTTCTAGTGAGCCTACACCTTCTGTTTTTAACTTGAATTGTATAAAGTTTTGGGCTTGCGTTAGACTAAGTAATCCATTTTCTGTAAGTTTTGAAGTATCAAATACACTTTTTAAAGATTTCGACATAACAGCAAATTCATTTTTGTTTCTTGCCTTCTTTTGAAACTCTGAAAGTTTTTTACTTGCTTCTGTAAAATTAGCAGAAAAAGCTTCTGCATATTGATTTGCGTCTGCAAAAGTATTTTGAAAATTACTAATTTTTTTATTTACATCATCAGAAATCTCTCCGAAAGACATAAGTCCTCCCTCAGCAGGCCCTATAAATCCTTCTGACATTATTGGGTTCTTCATTTCATTTCGTAAACTTTCTATGTAGCCCTCAATTCCCCCTTTTCCAAAAACTTTTTCATATTCTGCTTTAACTTTATCCCCTAAAACTGATTCCTGCTCTAATAACTTTATAGGGTTATTTTCCCCAATTTGTTTTTTAAGATTGTCAAGTTTTAAATCTCTTTGATTTTCCTCAACAAATTGATCTACTGTGTCTGTTACAGCATCAACTGCTTTAGTTATACCTGTAGTTTCTCCTAACCATTGTGCTCCTTTTACAAAAAATTCTCCAATAGTATTTCCGAAATCTTTTATGCCTTGAACAACTCCAGAATTCTTTAGAGCCTCCCCCATATTTTTTATCATATTGCCAAATTTATTAGAAAGTATATCAAAAACTCCAAAGTCTTGTTTTTCTAAATCTTCAGTTACCTTTTTAACATTATCAGCAAATTCACCTATTGCACCAGAAGTAAATTTTAAAGAGTTTGCAAGTTGACTAGACCTTACATATGAATTTTCTGTAATTCCGTAACTTTCAAGTGTTTCTTGTACTTTTTTATTTCTATCTGCTAATTCGTCTAATCCTTTTGTAACGGTTTTGTAAGAAACTGCAAGCCTATTATTTTCTGCGTACTGTTCTCTATTTCTTTTTATTAATTTCCCACCAAACTCAATTAGTAAGCCAATTGCAAATATGATTTGACCAATTAAAGGTATAGCATTAATCAATGCTGCTCCAAACAACCTAGCACCTCCTGAAGCAAGTTTAAAACCAAATTTTGCTTTTGCTCCAAAACTTGTAAAAGAGTATTTACCATTTGTTTTAATAAACTCGCCTTGAGTACGAGAAACAACTTTTAATCTTTTTCCTAGTCTATCTACTTCTTTTTGGGCTTCTTTGAACCCTCCAACTCCAGTACTTTGTCCTATTCTTTCTAGTCCGCCCGCAATTCCTCTTTGAGCTCCTGCTGTTCCCTCTAATCTTTTAACTTTTAGGGAGTCTTTACTTCTTCCTTGCTCAGCTCTTTGAACACTTTCTACTTCAGCTCTATACCTTCTTAATTCTTCTAACTCTCTTTGTTTTTGAACTCTATGCTCTCCAGAATACTTTTTCAGTGCATTTGCTCTTTTAGTTTCTGAAATTTTTAAAGAAGTTATTTGTTTTTTATAATCAAGAGTTGTTTTACCTGCTACTGCATCTTGATTAAAAGCTTTTTGTCTTGCTGTTAATGGAGCTTTTATAGCAGCCATTTCTTTTTTAGCCGCGGCTAGTTTTATTTTTGCTGCGTCTTCTGCAGCTTTTGCAGATTTTAATGTTTGTGATGCAGTAAATGCTTGCCTTTGCCCAAGCTCAGTAAGAACTGGAAACATAGTTTTAACAATAGTACTTGCAAAAAGTATTAAAGTTCCAAGCAATAATCCAGTATTATTTGCTAATACATTTGCAAGTGGAACAACTGCTACGTTTAGTAAGTTTAATAATTCTCGGGTTAAGTCTGTGAATGAAGCTGAGAGTTTTTGGAAAGGATCAGGATCAATTATACCTGCTAATCCTCCATACTTTAATTCGCCTTGTAAAAGTGTTGCGTTTAAGAATGCAGTTCTTCTTTCAAAGTCTGAAAGTTCTGTGGCAGTTTTACCTAAAGTTGCTCCATAAGCTTCGGCTGCACTATCCAATCTTACAAGAATCCCTAATTCATCAAGAATTTCAGGTTCTATTTTTGCAACCCCTCGGAAGAGCCTGTCTGTAGCGTCCGCTAAATCTCTACCCAGAGCAATAGAAGCATTCTTTGCTACAGTAGCTAATCTTTCCATTTGATCTGCTGTAAATCCAGAAGTTGAACCAATAGCAGCAGCTCTTAAAGCAGCATCTAAAGATAGAGCCCCTCCAGTAGCCTCTCGCAATCCTTCAGCAAGAAGCATAGCACTTCTACCACTCTCACGAGCGATATAACTAAAACCTTCTATAAGGGTATTGATTTCTGAAGCTCTTTTAAGTGCATTAAAAGCAGCTGTGGCCGCGAAGACGTTCGCAGCTAAGGTAGCGTATGCGGCAACTAAACTGGAAGAACCTCCTCCAGTCATAGTTTCCTTCATTTTTGAAAAACTTTTAGCAGATGATAAATTATTTTGATAAAGAGATTTATTCTGCTTATCATATTTAGTATGAGCCGCAGTTTGTCTTTGTGTAGTTTTTGTTTGCTGTTGCTGACTTTGGTCTAATTTTTTAGTAGACTTTACTAACTGCTCAGTATCTTTAGCAACAACTTTTAAGCCTTTGCTTGTCGCAATGACTTCAATTAAAACTTTACTATTAGCCACTTTTTCTCTTTACCTTATCCATTGCCTCTTTAATTTTTCTTTGAGACTCTTGTATTCTTCGACTTTCCATCCAAAGAATAAACTCTATTAATAAATCTTTTTGATGGTCTTCTATACCATATTGTTCTATAAAAAATTCAAAATTTGTAAAATCTTTTCCCACATATCCTACATCTGGATATATTCTATCACCCAAAGAATGATAGAGATTAAAATAATCTACAATAAAAGGAGGAAAGTCCTCCCAATCTTCTGGGCATCTATCCCAATCAATCTCTTCTCCAGTTTGTTCACACATTTCCAAGTACTGTGCCTTGGTCATTCCTAAATCTAAATTATCAAGAAATATCTTTAGTCTTTTGAATAACTGGCTTCGGCTCTTCGCTACGAAAATTCTCTAAATCAAAGACTACCTCGTTGAGCCAATTGTCAAACTCAGATGAATTCTCTACTAAAACCTGGGCATTTTCTGCACTATAATCCATTACTGTGTCAGGATTTTGCCCTTTTAAATCTACTAAAATTAAGTCTTCAAGATATTTAAGTTTTAAACCTTTCCAACCTTTAACAGTTGCTTCGGTAAATTGCTTAACAAATTTTGTTTCGTCAAGTTCTTCATTAAACATTCTTGTCTTTCTATCGAACTTATTAGTAGTGCATTTTTTTCTTAAATTTATAAGTTCTTTTCTTGAGAGATTAGCAAGTTCTACTTCAAATCCCTCTAATCCTGGGAATTCAACCCAAGCTGTTTTACTGTCCACCAGTAATGATTTTAAATCCATTTATTTTCTCCTTTAATATGTAATTAATGTTCCTAAATCTGTTGGACTATTAACTAATCTATAGTCAAAAGTCTGTGTAAATACTTCTCCTTGTCCAGTTCTTTTTGTAAACATGCAATCACTTGCTCCAGATGTAAAATTGAAGAAAGTAGAATTGTCTACTAAAGTTTTTACTGCTATACGAGCAGAAGTATCAAAAGTTTGTGCTGAACTAGAATTACTAGATGAAAAGAATTGAGTTATATTTCCACTTAGTACTCTGTCAGTCAAACTGTAATCAGAAGGATACATGGCATTACTTGCGGAAGTCACTGACAAACTATTTTGTAGTGTCTCGTAAGGAGTCCATTGTATATTATTTTGCACGCTTAATGTAGCTGAAACTAGATTTGGTACATCAGTTCCATCCACTTCCACATCAAGCAAAGGCTTTGTGGGAGTTCTTGTGGCACTTGCAGATTGCAAAGTACCTGGAAGGGAATAATTATCATCACCTACTCTTTCTAGTTTTTTAGCTTGTCCACTAACTGATAACAGTAGTGGAGAATCTTTTGCAAAATTAAACTCGCCTTGAGTTATTATACATCCTTCTAATTTGAATGTACTTTCATTTGAGACTATATACAAGTCAAAGGATTTCAGTAACTGTTCTCCTGTTGATGTATCATAATCCGTTAAAAGATCTAGCACGATTGATTCATCTTTTTCTTCTGTAAGATGAATCGAAAAACTAAAGTTGGCAGGGTTTGCTTTAGTTATACTCGTTCCTTGAAACATTTTTGTCTGATCGTGCAAAGTCTTTACTGAGTACGCATCTTCCGCAAATGTTTGATTGAACGAAAGGTCGGGAGTAATCTTTACATTGTATCGATTACTCCCGTAAACTATGTGGAGTTGGCTTTGCCTAAGAAAGTTATACTCCGACATTATTTATTTAGAAACCGCCATTTTCTTCAGCTAGTGTAGAGCCAGCCGATGTGTCAGCATAACCTGTGTCACTGAAAGTGGTGCTTCCTTTATATTTTACTTGCATATCATAGTCGCCAGCCGCTGTTAAAGTGTCTGCCGGTAGAGCTGCAAATTCAACTGTTGTAGAAATTACGTCTGCAACTTCTACTGTTGGAATAGATAACATAGCTCTTGGAATATCCAACTCAATGTTTGGAGCTGTTCCAGAAGCATTACCCATAAATAAACTCATATCAAACGATGGCTGAATTAAACTTGTTGCAGATGTTAAATCTTTTAACAAATCATTTGAACCATTTGTTTTTGTGTCTAAGTAACAAGTTAATGAACCAGTCACATTTCTAGCTCCAGTAAATGAACCAATAGGTTTATCTACAATACCTAATGTTTCAGGAGTTAAATAAGTAATATTATTAGCAATTGTTATACTTCCGCCTGTTATATTAACTGAATAAGTTTTAGCTGCTAAACCACCAGTACTTACTCCACCACCTTGTTCGGCAGTAGATAAAGATAGTTGTGATAGTTTATTCTTTAAGTAATCAGCATCTGAACTACCAGTAACATCTACATAATTATATTTTTCTGCATATGTTCCGTCTGTATTGCCAGTATCTGTAGTACCATCTGTTGATAATACTTTTGAAGGATCTTCAATAATTTCAGACACTTGATCAATAGTTGTAGCATTACCTGACCAACTTAAAGTTGCTATACCATCAATAGAGAAGTCAATCTCTACTTGGTTGACTTGACATTCGTTAAGTCTATATGTTGTATTTTCTAGTGCAAAGAAAATGTTTAGTTTTAATAGCTCGTGAGCATCTGAACTAACAAAGTTTACGTCTGCTGTAGTTGATGTGAATTGAATCGCACCATTTGTTGTTGCACCAGCAGTTGATGCTGATGATTGTGTTGTATCTACATCATCTTCTGCTTTTGTTATACTTTGTCCAGCAAGAGCTGCCCAAAGAATGTTCTCTACCATATCTACTTGACCTGAATCTCTATAAGAGTTTGTTCCATGAACAAAAGGTCTAGCATATGTTTGGAATGACCATTCTGCAGGAGCCAAGGAGTCGTTAAATCTTCTTGAAGTCCTGTTCGGTGTAGCACCCGCTTCACTGACTGTAATGTCAGTATTTTCACTAGCTTGAGAAAAACTATACCCATCTAATACACCAATTTTAAAAGTATTTGCATTACTCTCATTTCCTTTAAAGACTCCAAGACCGTTTCTACTACCATCTACGGTTTTACCGTTAGCTGATACTCCGTCTACAACTGCTGTAAAACCAGTAGCTGTACCTGTAGTAGCAGTTTGAGATAGTGTTTCTGCATCTGTAAAGTTGTTACCTCTAAAGTTATTTGGAATGTAAACTGACTCAACATCGCTACCGCTAATTGTTTTAACGATAACTTTCATTTCATCAGAGTTGGTTCCACCTTGCAATGTAAGAACATCGCCTACAGCATATGTTCCACTAGTGGTTCCACCAAGTGTAGTTATACTTTTAACTCCACCTCTTGAAGCGTTGCTATTTGCAACTACCCCATTCACTGAGCTCACAAATACTTTGGTATTTCTTGATAGATTTAAAGCCATTGCTTCTCTCCTATTTACTTCTATGGAAAGGATTTCGCATGATTTTAATCAGCGTCTTCGTTTCCTAATATCGTACTTCGAGTACTATTTCTCCTATACCTAGAGGAGCAATTACTCCTTCGTCAGTTCCTATAGACTCAATCGATAATGATGTTGTCAGTAGGTTTGGATCTACAGTGTCGTCATACACCAGTGCATCGCTCTCGTCAATTAATCTTTCAATATCTTCAAGTAGCAATGCTAATTCTTCTTGAGGGTCTTCTGCATTATGTACATAAGCCCTAACTGTTAATGTTAAAAATCTCCATTTAAATCCGCCAGGTTGGTATTGTCTTGTTTCGTCACCTGCAACAACACAAACTTTTGGATATTGTTCTATTTCATCTAAAAAGACCATTTTTGGAGCCACATTATCAAATACATTTATATTGTAAGGGTGACTTCCATCAATCTCTTTTAACTTATCTACTAGAGCATGGACAATTTTTGTTCTATTTGTTCTGTATGTACTTGCCATTACTCTCTCCTAAGTGTAAATTTTTCAACTGTATACTGTTCTGCCAAGTTTCTAATACTTCTTGCTATTAGTGGCTTTGGATTATATCCTACTGGCCATTGTCTTGCTCCCTCACTTTCAAATGTTCTATAAGGGTTTGCCTGATAAGTATAAGTACCAACTAAAGTTTTAGGTCCTTGTCTTAAACTTGTTAACTGTACACTGTTTGAAAAAGTTCCTGTTCTGTTAATTAATGCAGGCCTGCCCATTTCTCTTCTTACTTCTGCAGGTAGTCTGCGATTAATCTGCATTCTTAATTTGTTTATCTCTCTTTGGGTGTTGCTTCCACCTCTTTCACGAGTTACAGGAGCTACTAAATTAGTTCCTTTTACAAAGTTTGCAGCATCTTTTGCCTGTTTAGCAAGTTTACTAAGTCCTTTTCCACTTGTAAACTTTTGCATTTTATAAGTAGCAGGCTTCATTCTTGTTCTTGCAGACTCTGAGTATTTTCCTTTTTGTACTTTTTGTCCACTAGCTATCTTTGTTAAATCTTTTACTATTTTTCCTTCTATTGAAGGAGAGCCTTTAAGTCCTGTTACATCTACTGTATTTAAAAATTCTTTTTGTAAATTTTTATCTAATTTTGTTACAGTACCTCTTGCAATCTTACTTAAGTTTGCTCCAAACGCTTTTTCATAAAAAGCTTTAAATTGGTTATCATTTTTTAACTCTACTGTTAGTTCAATTGATGCTTTACCTTGTAGAACATCAAAATATTTTTTCTTAGTAGAAGTTAAAAACTCTTGTAAGTTATTTATTTTATTAACTTCTTGTGCTAAATTCATCCACTTTGTTTGAGAATTTAGAGTATTATTCGTAGGTAATTTTTGTAAAACTTCACTACCTATTAACATTTTTTGAGCTGCTCTTTTTGCTTTTCTCAACTCTCCAATAGTTTTTGCTTGTAATCCTGCTTGTTTTACAGGTAATTTTTCTATTGTTTCTTCTCTAGTAGGATTTCTTCCTGGTCTTCTTGAACGTACATTTCGTATTTCTCGTTCAAGGGACTCACAGGCTTCAATAAATCCTACCAATCGTGTTCCAACTATAGTAACATCTTTGTGCCCAAATTCTTTACCATTAAAAAATCTTGCATCAAATAAAGATTTAGTTTTTCTTTTTACTTCATCAAAAGCAGACTCAACTCGTCCAAAAACTTTAGCTCCACCACCACCTTCTACACTAGTTTCCTTGCCTATGCCATATCCTTGATTGGCTGCTAATGCATAGAAGTTACTTAAAGTTGCCGCCATCCTTGGAATACTAGTAGTAAGTTTTGCTCCCTGATCAATTAATTCAATTATTTTTAATTCATGTTTAACTAATCTATTTAATTCAGGTCTTAGTACTTGTGTAACGTTCTCTGAGAAATAAGATTTTAAATTTCTATTTGCTTCACTTAAACTTGTAGCCTTCTTTCGTTTAGGCTCTTCAAACTTAATTTCTCCTTGTCGAGGAATTCTTACTGGCATTATTTATAAACTTTATAGAAGTCCAAGATTCTCTTTATGTGGTCTGGGAAATCTATATTTTCTCTTAAACTAGTAGATACTTGGTTTTGAACCTGAGCACCTGCTATTGTTAAAGAGGCTTTTCTTTCATCTTTTAAGTAATATTTTACCAAATCAAAACATGCTAATTTTAAATCTGCTGGAGTTGACGAATATCCTGCTCTATATGTAACTTTTACTGCTTTTCTTCCTTTTGGAAAAGCTTTGTCACTAGTGGCAGTTGTTCTTGTAATTAAATCTTTTTCTAAATCTATTACATAGTCATATTTACCACTTGAATCTGAATTTTCACTAATTAATGTAGTGTATGTTCCAGATTGTCCATCTCTTTCTTGTACTTCTGATACGCTGACAAGAGGACTTTCGTCGACCATTATCTGATAAGTGCTATCGTCATGTATATCAAAGTATTCAACTTTATCACTAGAGTAGTAATCTACAATACTAGTGCCGCAATAAGTTTTTACTGCTTGGCTTATAGAAGGTATAATAACATTTAATTTCGCATCTTCACTTACTCCTGTAAGTCCTGCGAAATCTTTGTATTCTCTCAATGTTACTAAATTTGCCATAATTCTCCTAAAAAGTGGTGGGCTTAAGGTAGCCCACCAAAACCATTAACCTAAACTTAGGCTCCTTTATAAGCGTATGCCCACTTAGAAGTTACGTTATCAATTAGGTCAGTAAATCCAAGTCTTTGTGAAGCCACAAGTACTCTTCTTTGGTTAGCTACTTCGTAGTCTGACTCAATTGTAACACCTCTTAATCTTGGCATTACGTAGTTTCTTGGGTATACAGCGATTGCGCCGTAGATTCCAGCTGCCTTAGAAGCGAACTCGTCACACATTAGTACTCTTGAACCGAATACTTGGCCGATTTCACCGTTAAGTTTAGTTGCCATATCGCCAACTAATTGTGCATCTTGGAATTCTGGGTCTTCAAGAAGGTTATAGTAAACATCTTGTGAAACGATGTAAACAACTTCTGAAGGGTTAATACCATATTTACCCATGTTCTTTCTCATTGCAAGTAAGTCAGCGGCTGCTACAGAGTCACTTGTAGCGAAGCCTGATGCACCTGCTGAAGTTTCGTGGTTATCTCCATCAGCTGCTGCTAATAGACCTTCAAATGCGCCTGATGAGTAAACACCATTATCGTGGTTACCTGCTAGGATTGCATTCTCGATACCTCTTGCATGTGATCTAACCATAGACTCTCTAATTAAAGGAAGAATTGGTAGAATTGCATCTTCTTCTGTCTCATTACCTAAGTATGATTGTGAGATTAGTTTAACAGTTGAAAGATTTCTTTCTGTTAAATCAACACCGTTGTATGGTGCACCTAATGCATCACCTCTTGCATCTAAGTTACCTTTTGGTGATGAACCAGAGGCTGTTTGAGCTGAAGCGAATTCAGCGTAACCTGCATCTGGTAGAATTGGGATAATCATATTAGCTGAAGTCATAGCGATTTCTCTAAATAGAGGTGCTAAAACTAGCTCATTTTGAATATCTCTTTCGATGTTTGTTGAAACGACTTGCTCAAAGTCTGCTGAAGATACTTCAACACCTGAGTGCTGATTTACTTTCTGCATAACGCCTTTTGCGTAATCATTGTCCCATCCTTTACCAGTAGCTAAACCAGCAAATTTTGCATCAATGATGTCGTTCTCAAAAGCTTTTTTCCAGTCGCCTTGACCTTGTCTATCACTAAAAACTCTTTTTGACTCACGAATACTCATGATTTCTTCAGATTTTTCAGCTAGTTGTGATTCAAGATTTTTAACAACTGCTTCTAAATTAGAATAGTCATCTTTAACTCTTTTCTCAACATCAGACATAAGTCTTTCAGCACCAGATAACCCTACTTCGATAAGGGTTTTTTGTTCTTCCTGCTTAGCTTCTTGAACAGCCTTTTCTTCCGCCTCGACTTGAGCTTGCTTTTCAGCCTGCTCAGCTTGAGCCTTTTCCTCAGCTGCTTTAAGTTCGGCTTGCTTCATTGCATATTGAGCAACAGCTTTTTCAGCTGCTTCTGCTGCAAATTGATTCAAATCGAACTCAGGAGAAGTTTCAGGAGTTTTATTTACTTCTGACATATTAGTCTCCATTTTTTGGGATTTCTCCCCACTTGGCTGCTCAACTTTCACAGCGTCTGCTGAGTCTATCGAGTTAGCCTTGATAAATTGCTTTTTAAACTTGTTGTAATCTTCCATATTATCAAATGACTTTGCTAAAGAGAACGTTGCTCCCTGGTTGCAAGGTACTGATACTACAGAGACTTCAAAAAGTTCTGCGTCCTTTATTTTATATCCGTCAGTTTCTGGCATATAATCAGCATCCTTGACTCTGAAACCGACGGAAAAGGCTCCAAGGACACCATCTTTAACTAATCTTTTATGTCCTCCAGCAGCTTTTGATATTTTTGCCGAAATATCTAAACCGTTTTTGGAAACTTCTAAACCTGTTGCTCTACCTATCGGCTTATTATAGTCATGATTAAACAAAATAATTGGATTAGATTTAAAATTTTCTAATCCACCTTTTGTCCACGCATCATGTTCTATTATATCGCCAGCTCTATCTAGTGCATTTGTACTTGCAG